GAATCTTTGTGGCACATTGTTGTCCAAACATATCCCATCGTCACCCTCAATCAAACCCTGGAAATAGCGCTCGTGATTTTCAACTAACCACTGAGCTGTGTTTTGCACACCACTCACACTATTTTGCTCTTTCTCCAGGTATGCCATCCCATTCAGGAATGACATTATTAGCAGATTTAAAACACCATTCAAACTGCTCGTCCACATGGCTCCACTCATCAATCGTTCAGGAATACTCGCCGTAATACTCTTGAATTTCATGACATTCGAACCACGCAGCATTCTATGGAAAATTCGCTTCTCACACGGACGCATGGTGTTGCACAGCATGTGCATGATCCAAAACTCCCCAATCATCATAAATTCTTCTCTATGATGAGCTTCAAAACTCGAAAAATCGGTTCCCATGACTGCTTGAGAGCCGAAAAGTTTGAACATCAAGGACGGACGTTCTTGGGGATCCTTACCCTTGACAAACCACTTGTGTGAAAACACCTTCTTGTCAATGGCATGCATGATAGGACCCATAATGGCTTTACTCGCATCTGTATAGCTGTTGATAGATCTTGGCTGCTTCATTTCAGGATATGACTCCCACTTTATGAAACTTTTGTTACCAACCAGCTTTCCTTCATGAACAAATGCTTTCAGCCCCTCGATTGCGATACCTTCTTTCCTTCTACTGCCATAATTGCTGTGATCTAACCAATCCGTGAACGTAATGACATCAGTTCTATCCAATACATTTGTAAATTTTTTTGTGATAAACATTTTCGCAAAACATACAAACTGACTCATAATATACTGATCACTCGCTGGCATTTCACAACCAACCCGGTGTATGACGGCAGCAATCATATTCCGGGTATTTTGTGGATCTGGCGTGTACTGAACTGCTTGTACAAAGCCATCATGGTGAATTCTAAAATTCTCAGATATTTCACCAATGATACCACAGCCATCATAATTAGCCCTCTTCTTGTCCACTTTTATGGCTAAACATGGACTAGGCTGATTCATCTTTATTTTCTCTTCTCCAACCACGTACCCCGCCAACATCACACGGTCAATGTGTGTTGACTCTAATGGTTTAAATAAAGATTGACCCTGCCACAGGCCGAAGCGGGAATGGCCACCACGACGGGCCTGCACCGTTCACACTCATCAACATTGTTGTTGACGTTCAAATTCACGTGTATAATACGTGACATGTTGAGCATGGAAA